ATCCCAATTCTTATATGTTCCTTTGGCTCTTAATTCTTCTTCAACTTTTGAATTTTGAACAGAAGCCATTGCTGTGTTATTCAATTCTTCAGCAGACATTCCCAATTGCTTTGCCATTTCACGCATCATTCGCATTGTAACTGGGTCAAATGTTACTGCCCCTGTTTTAGAATCATAAGTTCCTTTACCTTCAATTGTTCTAAGTATTCTTTCTTGGAATGCAGCCGGGTCAGCCATTGCTTCATACATAGCACCCATAGGGTTGCTAAATTCTCTAGCAAAACTACCGCCAAGCATCTGAATGTTAGCAGAAGTACTAATTGCGCCCTCAATGTCAGCAAACTTTTCAGTTGCGTTCATTATTGACTGCATATTCATCCTCATAGAAGCAGACTGCAATGTCATTTTTTCAATGTCAGCAACGCCATTTTTAAATGAATATGAAGCGGCCAATTTAATATTGTCAGCCATCATTTTTGTTGCTTTAGATGGACTAACACCGAGGGCTTTAGCCCTGTCTTGAAGCCTTCCTGTATATGCAGTTGCTCTTGCAATGCCAACACCTACTTTATCGTATTCATCAACAAGTTTAGCCGCATCTTCGCCTGCAATTTTTGACATAACAGACATATGAGCAAGCTGTTGCTTGGATAAAGTAACATTTCTGCCGGTTGCTTCAGCATATGATTTTTGAAAATCAGCAAGTTCTTTTGCTGTAACACCAAATTGTGCAGCAAGGTCTTTAGTAGCAGATAATAACTGTTTATTATACGCCTGTGCCTGCTCACGCCCAAGTGCCATCGTTCTGGCTGTCTTGAACGCAGCATCATTAACCTCAAGCCAATTACCTGCTATTTTTTTTAATATAGCAGTTGCGTCACTTCCCAATTGTTTCATAACATCGTAAGTGGCTTTAGTTCCTTGATATGCTCTCCATATTGCGGCTATTGCTGGTAATGCCATATATTTTTATTATCTATTTATTTACTGATTTATTAATTTACATATAAATATGTTAATTATTATTTTTTACGAAAAAAATGGAAGTCGTTTTATGACTTCCATTATCTTTTTGCTGCATTTTTAAGATTTTGCTGGTCAATATCTGTATATGCGTCAATTGCTTCAGTTTTTGTTGTTCCGCCTTTTTGCATATTCTCATATTCCTGTCTTTCTGCGTCCATTACCTCATTATGTTTAAGAATATAAAACTTTCTGTCTCTTATCGGCATTCTTAAAAGTTCATCAAATGGTATTTTTATATGTTTAAAACACCCAAATAATTCTTCTTTAAGAAGCCTTTCATAATCAGGCGATATTCCAGAAAACAGTATCGTTCCATTCAAGAAATGTCTTAAATGAGCCACCTCCGAGACTCTCTGGCCTTTCAATCTCAACTTCAAAATCTAATCCTGGCTCGTTTTCTATCATATATCTTCTCAACTGAAGTGAATCATTTGCTGGCATGTTATAAATGGCCTTTCTAACATATTCTCTGTCGTAGTTTCCATTAATAGCAACAATTTGCATTTCCATTCTATTAGTTATTGCCTTGTTGTATTTATCTTCGTGCCTATCTTCAATCTTTTTAATCCAGTCATTGATTTTTCTTGTTGCATCCAAAATTACAGATTTTTCCTTTGGCTCTAATATTGTATCTGCTTTCAATAAATTGTTAATGGTTCTATTTGCATCTTTTAAGTCAAGTGCATTCATTCCCTCTGATTCAATCCTAGAAAGAAGTCTTAAATCATTTTCCTCTTTTCTTGTTAAGTATTTAAACTTAACTTCAACCCCGGATTTTGGAAGTGTATAAGAGAAATGTCCATTTTCGTCACCTTTTAATTTAAACTCCTTTGTTTTAATTTTTGAAAGGTCTACAGTTGTTTCTATGTTTTCACCTGTATCTGGGTCTGTAACTGAAACAGGAAAATCAACCCCATAACTTGTTGCTCTTAAGAACAGAACAATTGCATCAACGTCACCACTTACAAGTTCCTCAACATTAATGTCTTTATTTACAATCTTATTCTTAAGCAAATAATCTATTACAAGTCCATCCCTATAAAGGTTAGGAGAAGTAATTATATTTTCGTCATATGCTGTTAAATAAGAAACAGGTATTCTTCCAATCTTATTTTTATAACACTCACCGTTACTTGGTAATGAAATAACATCATATTGAGCGTTTGTATCAACATTATTGAATGTTGTTTCAGATGGATTTACTATTTCCTCTCCATATTTTAGTCTGTCTTCTTCTTCAATATGAGTTTCAGTTCCTTTTCTCTTATGTTTTTTTATTCTATCCTCTTCTTCTTTTTTATGGTTTTCAAGAATATCAAAAATAGAATCATTATCAGTAGAAGTAATAGGATTTTCTAAAAAATTAGAATTATTTAAATTATCAATACTCTCATCAGTTTCAACAATAGGCTTATGCTCTATAATGACTGGTTTTATTTCTTCCTTTGGAATCTCCAAATTTTTTATGTCACCATTCATTATACTTTTCATCTTGTTTTGAATTTCTTCTTGAGCAATTTCTATTCTTCTAATTGATTGTTCATTGCCATGTAACCTCACTTCTTCCTTTGAACGTTCATACATTTCATTGCTAGCCTGTAACAATTTTATTTCTTTTTCTTGTTCTGGTGTTAACTTTTTTCTACCTGCCATAACTATTATTATATTTTATCAACTAATGTTATTTTCTCTGACAATACTGTGTATTCATCGTTTTCCCCCTTATCTAAGATTTTGCAATTTTCGAATCTCACATATTTTGTTTCATTTGCCTTGTTTAAAAACTCAACATAAAAAGTTCTTGTTGGTTCATTCTGCCAAATTTTATCTTCCCCAAGTTTGTCTTTATATGCTGAAAGTTTTTCATGTTCATCAACCCAAAAGTTATAATCTTCTTCAAATTCTTCATCCATTGAATTACGGTTAAACTTTATAATATTTATGACAACATCTTGTGATAAGGCATTTGAAATCAAATTATCTACAGTTTCATCATTACCATTCTCATCAAACAATAACGCTTCTGACTTATAATTATTCTCTTTCACATTTTTTGAATTATTTGACGCATAAGAAAATTTTGCTGTTTTATTGCCAACGTTATTTCCAAGGTTTGAAACAACGTCATAAGCAACGTTTGAAAATTTTTTATTTTCTCTATCCATCGCATCAAAAAACTCATCATCAGATTTGTAATAGTCATTACTTACATCAAAATCACCATCATCAAATCCTTCAAGTTTCAAATATAACTTAACGTTCATTATTTCAATATATTTTTATGCCTTTTATTTTTATTGTTTATTTTCATTTGAACATTATTCTCCATATAAAGTCTATCTTTAAGTGTTTTCATTACGCCAGATGGGTTATTTCTAATATCATATTCCCATATTCTCATAATTGGAATACCATGCATTAATGCCCATTCGTCTTTATGCTCGTCAACACGTTTGTTTTTCTTCTGCATTGGTGATAACTTATTTTCATCAACAACCCTTGGGTCTGAGTGATAATAACTGCCATCAATCTCAATTATTAAATTATGTGAAGGTAAATAAAAATCATAAAACCTCCCAATATCTTTTGCTTCAAACTGCCAAATATATTCAATCCCAAGTTTATCTAAAAATTGTTCAGCAAAATCTTGCTCTAATTTTGAAGTTCCAAACTTAGGATGATTACGTTCAAGCTTTCCGTTTGGCTTTATCAAACGTGTTCTTGTTTTTGGCTTTTTACCTTCTATTTTTTTACCTCTTTTAATCGGTTGTTTCATCTTTTTTTAAATCTTCGTCTGGTGCTACAACATGAATAGTATCATAAGTGAAATTAATATAAAACCTTCTCAAATCTGTTGATTCATATGAAAAACCGTCTGAACTTACGCCACTAAATATGCATTTTGTAAAGCATAACGTATATAATACTTCCCCTGAATTACTAATAACATCAACAAATATGTCTCCAAGAACCCTCACTTTATATGCACATAACTTTTCAATTATTTTAGATAAAATGTTATATGTTCCATCTTCCTTTTTTTCTGAAAAATCATTAACAATTACATTTATTTCACCATTACCGCAATTTTTAATAGATGAACTACAACATCCTTGCTTCAAAGTGTAATGAAAGCCAGAAACCCTCCACGAATCTATATCTATTTCATCTTTTGGAAATCTAACAATAAAGTTTGAACAACTAATCCACTGAGAATTTGAAATTTTTTCCTGAATATCAGAAAAAATTGGTTTTTTATTTTCCGGTATTTCAGCATTTCTATATACGATATAATCTGTATTATTTCCAAGTGGCTTAAGGTCAACGAAAAAGTTCTTTTTTGAATCATAAATTTTTTTATATTCTTCTTTCTTTTTCAATTCATGTATAAACTTATTACCATCGTCTATTGATGTATTTTTTGTTTCAACATCATCAATATTTGGTTTTAATAATTTAATAAGTTCATTTTCAACTTCATTTTTTTCTTCTTCAATTTTTTTAATAGATTCTTTTGAACTCAAACCATTACTTCTCATTTGTTCCAATGTGTTCTCATACATCTTTAAAGTGTTGTATTTTAAAGATATTTCATATAACATTTCATTTTTATCCATAAATTATATATAATTTATTATAATAATTATTGTATTTAAACTTTTTTTAAAAAATAAAAGATTATAAATAAAAATAAACTGATATTTATATATAAAATATTTAAATATGGAAAAAAATAAGAATTTTATTAAAGATTTGTTGAAAGATTTGAAAAATACTTCTAAATATTTAACAGAAGCATATATATTCGATGGTGAAGAAGGAATGCAAGAAAATCCAGAGATGGGCGGAGAACCTATGGAACAACAACAAATGAGTCAGGACGCTCCTGGCGCAATGCAAAGCAAAGAAGAACAAGCAATGCATGCTCAAGAAGTTATACAGCATGAACCAATTATAGGAAAAATAAGAGAAACGGCAATAGAAGGTCTTAAAAAATATTCAGACCACCCAACATCAGAAATTTATAACTTCTTCAAAAAAGTCTTCTTAGACGCAGACAAAGTTTTAACAAGTGACGGCAAAGGAAAATAAAAGGCAGGACAAAAACTAATATATTATGGCAAGACAAATAATTAGATTAACAGAAAGTGACCTTCATAAAATTATTAAGGAATCAGTAAAAAGAATTATATATGAAAGCAATGCGCCAACACCTGAAGATTTGGAAATTGCAAAACAAAAGATGCAAGCATTAAGAGGGAAGAAAGATAAAAAAAAGGAATTCATTGCAGCGGCACAAGAATATCAAAAAATAAAAGAACTCTTAGGTAAGACTAATTTTATTAAACAACCATCTTCCTATTGGTCTGACGAAGAAAATGAAAAAAGGGGAATAACACCATCTGACGAAAACTCAAAATGGAGACTTCCAGGACACATTCAAAGACAAAAAGAAGCCGATAAGGAATTCTTTGACAAGACAAAAGGAGAAAATGATATTGATGCAATGTTAGGAGTATAAAAAAAGGTAGCAAATGCTACCTTTTTTGTTATACAATAATTAACCAACTAACAATTATTTGTATGAAATGTATTAATTGGTCTTGTATCAAATTTAATCTCAACTGATTAGCCTTCGCATTATCCACTATATAATGTATAATGGTGTTAATTACCACAGAACATAATAAAACCCACCCAGGCACATCCAAAATGAATATTATTGGCAATATTATAGCAATAGACCACTCCAATGAATGTTCAAATAACGCCATTATATAATCTTTTCCGTATTTTTCAATAGAAAGGCCTTCATCCATACAAGTTTTTTCCCACCATGATTTTTGCTTTAAATATGTGAATTTATCCTGTAAAACAAAATCGTCAATCAAATGGCAAAAAACCATTAATAATAATATTTTAATCATATAACTTAATTAAATGTATATGTACAAATATACAAATAATTTTTTAAAAAAACAAAGAAACCACCGAATTTTTTGGTGTTTTTGAAATTTTGTATAAAAAAAATGGCACACTATGCAGTGCGCCAAAAACATGTAACCGTCTGATTGTCAGATAGCAATACTAATAAATATTTTAAAAAAGAAAAAAAGTTACTATTTTTTTGACTTTTACATTAAAAAATATTTATGAATATTGCAACTTGTTGGTAATCAAATGGTTAATAGCAAAGCACGGCGTAGTCAAATCGGAGAGTCATTTGTATGGTCGCAAGGTCAGAACTTTGGTAGTCAAGGTCTCCAAAGTTAACTGTTGTCAACATACAATTCTTAAGAATCCACTTTGATACAACAACACCAGTTGGGTCAAGCATTTCTAATTCAACATCACGCTTGTAACCAGCAGCATAGCCTTGTCTACCGGTAACTGATTCAGAATGCAAACGAACCCATTCCATAACTGCTTGTGAAGCAGAAGGACCGATTGGGTCACGAAGTGTAACCTGAATGGTATCCCATGTATAACGTCCTACAACATAAGTTGATGTATTTAAAAATGGTATTTGTGTCTCATCCTGTGTGATTGTAGGACGAGAAGCAGAAGATAACCACCACTCTTGAATTCCCAAATCTGCTGGAAATCTGAACAACCATCTATTTTTTCTAAGCGGCTCGTAATTGAGCGGCATTTTCAAAAGTAAATCACTCATAATTTTATTAAACTAGTTTATTAATATTATTTTTATTAATAAATATATCTTTTTTTATTTTTTTTTATAAAATTTTTTTGTTTTAAAGATATTTTTTGTATATTTGTAAAGTATTTATAAAAGTAAATAAAACATATTATGATTGATTGGGGTAAAAGATTTTTAGAGAAGGCTAATTTAGTTCATGGCGATAAATATGACTATTCAAAAGTAGAGTATATTAATTCTCAGGTTAAGGTGTGTATAGTATGTCCAGAACATGGCGAATTTTGGCAGGAGCCTGCTGCTCATCTTAGGGGTTATAATTGCCCTAAATGCGCCAATGTTAAACGTGGCAACACTTTCAGGGATAATTTAGATAAATTTATTGAAAAATCTAAAGAAGTTCATGGCAAAAAGTATGATTACTCAAAAGTTGAATATGTTAATTCTCAAACAAAGGTGTGCATAATATGTCCTGAACATGGTGAGTTTTATATGCAGCCTCAGAATCACTTACTTGGTCAAGGTTGCCCAAAATGTGTTGGAAGGGGGTTAAATACTGATGAAATAGTTAAAAAGTTCAAAAAGGTACATGGCAATAAGTATGATTATTCAAAAGTTGAATATAAAAAAATGCACAATAAAGTGTGTATAATATGTCCAGAGCATGGCGAATTTTGGCAAACGCCTTCAAAACATTTGTTAGGGCAAGATTGCCCAAAATGTGCTAAGATTTCAATGGGTGAGAAGAATAACATTGGTGGTAATGAATTTATAAAGCGTTCTATTGAAAAATGGGGTGATTTGTATGATTATAGTAAAGTAGAATATGATAAAATAGATAAAAAAGTAGAAATTATTTGTAAAAAGCATGGTTCGTTTTTTCAGAGGCCATATGACCACCTTCATGGACATGGATGCCCGGTTTGTGGCAAATTAGAATCTAAGGGAGAAATTGAACTATACAATATGATTTGTGAATTAATTGGAAAAGAAAATGTCATACACAACGATAGAAAAACTTTAAATGGAAAAGAAATAGACATATTAATTCCAAATTATAATATAGGAATAGAATTTAATGGTTTAAGGTGGCATTCAGAAGTGTATTTAAAAGACAGGTATTACCATATTAATAAATCATTAGAAGCAAGCAAAAAGGGGATTAAACTTATACATATTTTTGAAGATGAATGGGTTAATCATAAAGAAATTGTTACTGACAAAATAAAGCACTTATTAAACAAAAATAATTGCAAAGAAAAAATATTTGCAAGAAAATGTTCTGTTAAAGAAATAAATAAAAATGATGCTGAAATATTTCTGAATAAAAATCATATTCAGGGATTTACGCCATCAACAATATATATTGGTTGCTTTTACAAAGATGAGTTGATAGGCGTTATGTCATTTTTATGCGAAAATGGAAATAATTGGAATTTAAATAGATTTTCAACAAATATAAGATATATTTGTTGTGGAGTTGGGGGTAAACTTTTAAAATATTTTATTAAAAAATATAACCCATTTAATATAAAATCATTTGCAGATAGAAGATGGACATTTAATGATGGAGAAAACATATACAATAAATTGGGATTTAAATTTATTAATGAGTTAAAACCTGACTATAAATATGTGAACAGAATAAACCCAATAGAAAGAACACATAAGTTTAATTTTAGAAAAGAAACATTAAATAAACGGTATAATTTACCATTATCAATGACTGAACTAGAAATGACAAAAGAACTTGGTTATGATAGAATTTGGGATTGCGGACTGCTAAAATATATATGGAAGCAACAAACATAAAAAAAGGTAATAACATAGCAGTTGGCACAAAAAGGCTATATATCGTTGGAATACAAGAAAAGCGTTCCAATCGGAACGCTTCTCAGATATGTTCAACAAGTCAATTGGACTTGTTCGTAAATGGTCTGAGATTAAAGTTGGTCTGATGGTTGCATAAGTTTATACTAAACAATTATTGTTGGTTTCTATGCGCCATATCTACAGCATTATTTCCCTTTCTAATAGCATTTGCTAACATTGGGTTTGCCATTTTATTCTTAAATGACATTTCTTGGTTAGTATATGGGTCTCCTCCATTACCCCAGTCTTTCTGCTGTGTCCTTCTATAATACATTTGTTCAGCGTTATCGTCACCTTCATATCCTCGTCCAGCAAATTCATGGAAATAGTTTCCATTTGAACCATACATATTACGGCCTCCGTAATATGGCTTTGATTTGTCTGCTACATCCATATTATCATCGCCACCACTTCCATAAGGAACGTTCTTTAGGTTATATCCATAATCACGATTGAATGAATTGCTTGCGCCTTGTTTTAAATTGCTCATCTGTTGAGCTTTTGCATATGGGTTATTCTGCATTTTTCTTTGCATAGCAGCAGACATTGGTCTGTTTAAATCTTGTGATGCGTTATATGCTCTTTGAGCCATATTATAACTTATTTCATTCAATACCTTATTCACAGATTCTTTCACAATTTTATGTAAGTCTGATTCTGTAAGTCTTATAAGTTTCTTATTCATATTATATATGTATTTTCTATATAAATATCAAAAGACACAAAAAAAAAACAGGAGAAAATTTATTTTCTCCTGCTTTTTTTTAGATATTTGTATAATTAATTAAATATTATCAAATGAAACCCCTTCAGGTGTGAGTATAAAATCTAATACAACATACTCTAATGCATTGTAAGGTTTGAAGTAAATCTTTGCAGGCAACTCTCTTCTATCTCTTGCTTCAACAGAATCGTTTACTTCAATTCTATAATCAGAAATACCTCTGTTAGACCTTATGTTATCCATAATTGGAGTAACTGCTGTTAAGAACATGTTCTTTGTTACAGGGTCATTTGGTTCAAAAATAAGGCTTCTGCAAGCAATTGCAATAAGTTTTCTCATTCTAAGAAGAAGTCTACGAACTGCTATTCTGTTAAGCTGTGACTCACGAACCTGTAAGTTCTTTTGACCCCAAATCTTAACTCCGTCAGTAGCAAATGTCTTAACTGGATTGATTCTTCCTTCATAAAGAACATCTTCGTCTGCTAACTTTGTGATGAAGTGAGCTCTTACGCAATTAACATCACCTCTGTCAAGACCTGCTGGTGCGAACCAAGGGAATGTCTGATTATCTGTTTGTGCGAAGTTTCTTACAACATCTTTAGTTACAGGTAGGTAGATATACTGATTATTATCTTGGTCAAGATATTTAACCCAAGGATAATATGTACAAGTATAATTAGAATCTAATTCAGAATCTTCAAGGTTAAATACTGCATCATCAGGAGTATACATTTCATCAACAAAGTCTGATGCTCCATTTGGTTTATCTGGTGTTGTAACAACATAGATAGAATCGGCTCTCTCTTCCTCAATCATATCAATCACCTCATTAACAAGTGTGTTGTTGTTTACATAGTCAATACCTGGTGTAGCAAATACGTTAATATCAACTGCTTCAGGGTTTGCAAATTGTCTATATGCTGCAAGATATGCATACCAGTCAGATGTTATACCACCTTGGTTAAGTCCAATCGCTTCTGGGTCATCAATTCTATTGAATGAATATCCCTCGCCACTATTTGAATCGTAAGTTCCTAAGTATCTTGACATCTTGAAGTCATCAGTGTTTGTTCTCTGAGTTCTGTAAATATCCCAACCATCGAAACCACCATAGAAGTATACAGTGAACTTACGAAGGTTTACATACTCATATATTGAACCTTGCATCAACGCCTCAGTTCCAATTGCAGGAATATCTGTTAATGTTGATGTTCTGTTTTGAACAGATACGGCATCAAACTTATAATTTCTAACTCCATCAACTGTTATATCTGGTTTATGACCTGATGTGTAGTTAACTGGGTCAAGTCTTGAATCAAGGTGGAAACCATTAGTTAACATTTCAGGGTCATCAATATATGCTGCTTTTCCTTTATAAGTAAATGCGTCAATATCTACACCAACCCTCGTAGAAAGTCCAAAGTATTGTTTTCTATTTTTAACCTCATTGTCGTAATTAAGATTATATTTCAAAATTGGTGCTACTATATCATCAGAAGAATAGTCTTTTAGCACAGAAAGTCCATCATAATGGGCCATTGGGTATCCCAAGAAACCTGCAGGCACTGAATTTTCAACTGCTGTTCCTTCTGCTACTTCTACTGTAATGAATTTAGACTTGCTTTCATAAATTCCATCAAAAGTACCAATTCTATATCCAATGAAATTAGCGTCACCAGGAATTAATGTACATTTTGAGAATTTCTCTAATGGCATTACATACTCATCACTATCGTTAATATCTCTAACTAATACATCAAAAGTACCTTCATCTGGTCTGATATTTTCAATAGAAACCTTAACCTCATAGTTTGAGTTAGTACCATCAGAAATTGTGTGGAATCTAAACAACTTATTCAACTCAATATGGTTATAATCACCTTTTAAGTTAGAAACAATCCAAGGTGTTGAAGCATATCTAAATGGTGATGCGTAGTTGTTCAAATCACAATTTACATAATCCACGCTATTTTTGGTTTGTGAACTTGTTGCGCTTGTGTTTTTATTAATTCTATAATATAAACCATCAGAAAGGTTTTTAACCATAACAAGTCTGGTTGATTTACCGTTCTTATATTCCTTATTGTTCAAATTAGTACTTCCACTTTGAAGTTTGTCTATAATTGGAACTAAATCTACAGTGTCTGCACTTGTTCTGGCACTCCAATTCTCTACATTATCTTTTGGATAGAATCTATATAAATATCTTGCTTTCCCTTGGCTTGTTATAT